AACTGCTTCAATCATTGCGGTCTCAAGATAGTCTTCAAAACGTAGACGAGTCTCGTGCTCAGACTTCAAATACCAAAGGTATCCAGTTGCACCATTCTCGGTAGTTACTTCTACCCATCCAATTTGAGCCATGTCAGAACCAGATACTGCGTACTTGTCCTTGATGATGATTGGAGAGTTGTCGAAGAACTCATCTTCAGCCTCCAAAGATCCGATCATTCCAACAGTTCCTTTTTTGAATTCAGAACCGTAGATCCATACTGAAAGAACAGCAGTTCCAGAGAAAGTCTGTCCACCAGCTTCGTAGTAAGCTACCTCGAAAGTGTCAGTAGCAGTGTTAACAGCGGTAACGATACCCTTGTTAGAAAGACCTGTAGCGTTATCAGAGATAAATACAGTCTGTCCAGCACGGATCGCAATAGCGGTTACGTTAGCATCATTAACGGTAATAGTTGCGGAATCAGCAGCAGCTGCCGCAGATGAATCACAGTTCACATACTTAGTATGCAAACGACCTTGCTCAGCCCACTTGATCATATCAGAGTTGGACGGCATTTCAGCTCCAACCATTCTTAGGAAGGAAGCTACTGTACGGTTACCATAACGCTCGAATTCTTTCTCGTAAGTATCAGGTAGATACTGGTTCAAGAAATCAAAGTTGGTAATGTAGTTTGTTGATAAAGGCACCTGCTCAGCACTTGGCTGCAACTGGAAACCTGGGGTGTTTAATACTGCCATTGTTTTGTTTTGTTTTTAGTTGTTACATTTTTTTAATACTGCGGATCTTTAGACCCCTTCCGGAGTCTGGCGCAACCGCCTTCACCTGCATTCCACCCTTATTAACAACCTCAGGAGCTCTACGCTCAGACATATTTATATTTTTGGTCTTTCGTAAAACATCATCGGTAGCATCCGCTTGTCCCTGCTCATAGAAGAACTTGGCAAACTTATCAGGATTCATTGCGATAGACAAAGACTTATGGTATCCAGATGCATCCTTAATTAGACCACTCTCATCTAAGAACTTATTAACAAAGTTCAACGGACTTGACTGAGCACTCTTTAATTCTGAACCAGATGCCGGAGTAAATAAAATCTTCTTATCGTTAATGTCGAACTCAAATCCTTTGAAGTCTTTACTAAAAACCTCATCTGTCTTTTGGTCGAACCATTTACGCTTCCGATTACTTTCCTCTTCTATCGTCTTTGACTCTTGTGTATATTGGCGGTAAGCTTGAAATTCTTCTTTCTCTTCTGAAGACAAGCCTATACCACTTGACTCAAGTGGAAGCTTATATTTCTCCTTCTGAGAATTGAAGTGTTTCTTAGCCTCGGCAATAGCTTTCTTTCTTGCAATCTTTACATGCTTAATCTTTGACTCTTCATCTAGGTCCTCATCGTAGGTGTAATCCTCCATTAAGACTTCAATGTCCTCGTCATCTAGATTCTGCTGTGTATCTACAAGGTACTCTTTAAGAAGTTGATTCTGGTCCATAGCATCGTAGTCCTTCCTAAGCTTTAGGAAATCATCGAAGCCCCTACCAGTATCCTTCTTATAATTTAAATAAGCTGCAACATCCTCAGGCAATTCTTCATTGCTCTGTCTCTGATCCATCAACTCATCAAACGAATTGATTTGCTTATTATATCTTTTTTCAATATATGAAAGAACTTTTTCTTCAGATAATTCCTCCTCTTGAGGCTGACTATCCTGAACTGCATTGTCAATAATAGAAGTATCCAAGCCAACTTGTACTTCACCGTTGATCTCCCTTTCATGCTTTTCAAGCAATTCTTTTTCTACTTCTTGAACACTCTTTTGTTCAACTCCATCTAGTGATCTTACTTTGATTTCCATTTAATTAGATTTTATGTTACAAATATATATATTTTTCTAACGTGGCTCAAACTCTGCCATATCGAACCCATCCAAGCTGTCCTCGTTAGACTCAAAGCTTAGTGGAGGTAAGTTATTCTTCCTTTGGTTTATTAACTTTGACTGCTCACTGTTCTGCTGACTAATGCGTTTAGACTTGGAATCTTCCCTCATCTTCTCACGATCAGCAAGAGACATATCCTTAACGCCAGCCACCTGCATACTATAACTGAACTCCTCAGCCATCAACATTCTCTTAAGCTCAGCCTCAGCCTTTAGCTTCTCAATATCAAATGCGACCTCTGCCTGCTTCAACTGCATCTTAGCTTGAGTCTCCAACTGTAGTTGCTGCATAGCAACTTGTGCAGCCAGCTCTTGAGATTGCATTTGTTGCTGAGACATCATTGCCTGCTTCTCCATTATCATTCTTTCCTCTCGCTCCAGCTTCTTAACTCTCTTCATCTTAAGCAGCTGATTAGCAAGCTTGAGATTCTTAATCTCTCTAATGTCAATAGCATCCTCAAGGTTAATGTCACCTTTAGCTAGGGCTACTTGAATGTTCTGTTCTAGCTGAGCCTTCTGCTCCTCATCAGGGGAGATCTCAATGAAGATACCAAAATCATAGATATATAAATCTTGAATATCATTCAATATAGATACATTGTACTTACCAATCTTATTAGCAAAGTCATCCTTAAAGTCTGCATACTGAAGAATATCAGCAACACGATAGGTAAGGGCTTCAGCAAGTGACCTGTAAATAAAGAGACCACTTTCAAGTATGTGGCGAGTAGCCGTATTTGAATTTAGAGCCGCAAGCTTCTGTACCCCTACCAATGCATTAGAGTCAGGAGTAGATCCATCTCTAGCCTCATTGAGTCCAGTCACTGACCTAATCATTTCAAGGTAGTGATTGTAGTTAGCAATTAACATCTGAGTTTTAGCAGCACCTGAGTTAGATGTAAGCTGCTGGATAGGAACTCGTGCATTGTTGAATTCACCATCCTGAGTGTAGCTACGTCCAATCACACTACCGGTCTGGAAGTATAGTCTTAACGCATCCTCAGGGTTGTATGCTGCACCTGTTCCCAAGTCAACCTCATTCAATCCATCCGCATCAATGAACACACCATCCGGTACGATACGTGCAATAACCTGCTGTAGCTTTAGGTGAGTAATTTGAATTAAGTCAGCAAAAGGAATCATCCTTCTTACCAACGACTCAATAGCACCCTTATACATTCTAGGAGCACATGCTACATAGTTTGGTATAGCATGCTGTGATGCAGACTTTGGTCTTACCATGTTCTCAGATAGCTCCCACTTCAATAAGAAGTTAGTACCCATCACCATGACACCATCGTACCACACATCAATAGTCTTCTCCAACTTCTCAAACTTGCCCTCCTCCATCATCTCTACAGGAGGATTGAACTTGTCATCCTTCTCTATAACACGAGTGCCACCACCCTCAAGAATCTTCTTCTTGTAGACCATCTTCTTAGTGGTCTTATAGTTAAAGTAAAGTAGTGTGCAGGTGTCTCTATTGAACATACTGTTCTCATAGAATCGAGCTACATTATAGTAGTCATACCAGCTCTGAGAGTACTTAGATATTTCTTGTAGCTGCTCATTCGTGAGAGTTGGGTCAATCTTTAAAAGCTCTGTCATAGGAAGAGTCTTTATCTCTCCCCAATAAAAACAATCTTGAAAAAATGGATCCTCGGTATAGCTGTATACAACATTAGCTGGGTCAACATAGGACACCTCGACACCAGACCCTAGAAGGAACTGATGCTTAGCCATACCAATACCTATTACAGCAATGTCATAGTCAATACGCTTGCGTGTATCCTGGTAGTGGTTCTCATCAAATATTGTGTTGATAGCCTCCTCTTCAGCTATCTCAATTGCAGGCTTATACTTAAGCTGCATGTATAGTGATAGCTCCTCATCAGTCTGAGGAAGCTCATCTGGATTTGTTACAAATGGATCGACACCTGTTTCATTCTGTATCTTAGAAAGAAGATCCTTAGCAAGCATCTGACTCTCAATCATGTCCTGATACTTACTTCTCTTAGCCTGAGACATAGCATCCTGTGCATACGCCTTAACCTTAAATAGTCTATCAGACAATCCATTAACGACAATGTCTACAAACTTTGGTAGAATAGGTACAGGAGTCCAGTCAAGATTTAGATAAGATAAGTCACCATCTATGGCCAACTCATTCTTATACTTCTGTACAGACTGCTCCCCACGTGCATATAAACGCAGGCGGTTAAACTCAGACCACTGGTTATAATATCTACATTGGCTACCATCTTTCCGGAACCATTCGTAAGAAATACTTTGGCCTATTTGCAGTCCATACTCTGGAGTAGCCTTCTCAGCGTCAGAAACAAACTGACTAGGGAACGATGTAGAGGGAATATTTATTGTTACGTCTTTCATTCTATATATGTTTCCAAGTAAGCCCTTTTATGATACTAGAAATAGTCCCTTTAGTAACATTAAACTTATTGCCTATCTTTCTTTGACTCATACCTTCTGAACTCAATCTTCTTATCTCTAATATATCAGATGATTTTAATTTAGATGAATGATTAGATTCTCCTTTCTTTGAAGATTCACACATCTTTTTTCTTGTCTCTTCAGAAGCATTTACCCCATATCTGTGGTTATTTTCCCCAGACATTTTTTCAGACACCTTTTCTTTTGTCTCTTCAGAAACTATTTTTCCTGTATGAAACTCAGATATTCTTTTT